GTCTGAAAATCGAAATCGTTTCATACGTAATCTGGCAGTAAGTTTAACCAAAAATACATTGGTGTTGTTTCAAATGAAAAAACATGGTAAATTACTTTACGAAATGATTAAAGAGAAAGCTGTTGGTCGCAAAGTATTTTTTGTTGACGGAGATGTTGAAACAGAAGTCAGAGAAGAAATTCGTAGAGTTATGGAAATAGAAGACGATGCAATTTTTGTGGCTTCGTTTGGTACAACAAGTACTGGCACAAACATCAGAAATCTGCACAATATTATATTTACATCACCATCTAAGTCTAGAGTTAGGAATCTACAGTCTATTGGCCGTGGTTTAAGGCAGTCTGATGGTAAAGAGATTGCAACTCTTTATGATATTGCAGACGACCTTAGGATAAAAAAACACACAAACTTTACTTTGCAACACTTTGTGGAAAGAGTAAAGATATATAATGAAGAACAGTTCTCTTTTAAAATTTACAATATAGGACTAAAAAATGGCAGTTAAAATTTTACGATTTAAAGATGGTCTAGATGTAATCTGTGACTGCATTTATGAAAAAGATAACAAAGTGGTGATTGACAGTCCCATGTTGTTCGAACTCAGAGGAACAAACCTCATATTGCAACACTGGTTACCTGTGTTCGTAATGAAAGGAGAGTCTGTTGAGGTTGGTATGGATAACATACTATGCACAATGGATCCAACTGATGATTTTGAAGAATATTATTCAACATCCGTCATTAAGTTAAAAGACTCTGAGAGAAAAGAAAGAGAAGTGGAACTTAATGATGAAGTCATGGCTGCCTTTGAAGAAAAGGAGATTGGTAAATCTTTAATACATTAATATCATAGGGGAACACCGAGGACTATATCATATGTCAAGCCCCTTGTCAACAACTTTTTATGGTACATTTGAATGAGTAAACAAAAACATTATATAAACAATCAAGATTTCCTAAAAGCACTTGTCGATTATAAGACAAACTGTGTAGAAGCCGAAATGGCTAACAAACCAAAACCAAAAATTCCCAATTATATTGGTGAATGTTGGATGAAGATTGCCGAAGGATTATCACACAAGCCAAATTTTATTAACTATACCTATCGGGACGAAATGGTTTCGGATGGTATTGAGAATTGTTTGATGTATTTTGAAAACTTTGATCCGTCTAAGTCAAATAATCCATTTGCATATTTTACTCAAATTATATATTTTGCATTTTTACGCAGAATACAAAAAGAAAAGAAACAACTATACGTCAAATACAAAGCCACAGAGATGTATGGTATTCTGGATGAATTTGAAATGTTAGAAGGTGAAGATGGTAGTACCAAACAATTTGAATTATATGACAATATTGCAGAGTTTATTGAAACATATGAAATTGCCAAAAAGACCAAAAAGGCCGGCAAAGATGCCGCAAAGAAACCAAAAGGACTTGAAAAATTTATAGAGGAGTGATTATGAAAACTGGATTTACATGTTCCACATTTGACCTTTTTCATGCAGGTCATGTGATGATGCTAAAAGAGGCAAAAACACAATGCGACTATTTGATTGTTGGACTACAAATTGATCCTACGATTGATAGACCTGGTATTAAAAATAAACCAGTGCAATCGGTATTGGAAAGATTCATACAGGTAAAGGCTTGTATGTATGTTGATGAAATTATACCATATGCCACTGAAAAAGAATTGATGGACATATTGACATCCTATCAAATAGATGTTAGAATCATAGGTGAAGAATATAGGGATAAACAGTTCACTGGTTATCAGTTACCTATGTCAGTCTATTTTAACAGTCGCCAACACAGTTTTTCAACCACTGAGTTACGGCAAAGAGTATTGGAAATTGAACAGAAAAAATGAAAGTAGCAATAATAACTGACCAACATTTCGGCGCAAGGAATGATTCAACACTTTTTTTAGATTTCTATGAGAAGTTTTATAGAGACACATTTTTTCCCACGTTGATAAAAGAAAAGATTGATACTGTACTCATTCTTGGTGATACATTTGACCGTAGGAAGTATATCAATTTCTTTTCACTGAAACGTGCAAAGCAAATGTTCTTTGATCCCTTGTTTAACATGGGTGTACAAGTTCATATGTTGGCTGGTAACCATGACACATACTTTAAAAATACCAACGATGTTAATTCGGTTGATTTACTTCTTGGTGAGTATGGTATCACGTTAAATGTTATTGACCATCCAGCCGAAATATATGTTGGGCCACATAAGATTTGTATGATGCCTTGGATTTGTGCAGAAAATTATGAAGATTCTTTACAGACATTAAAAGACACCGATGCAAAGTTTTGTATGGGTCATTTTGAAATTGCGGGATTTGCAATGTATCGTGGTATGCCATCTGAAGGAGGGTTAGACCGTGGAATTTTTAGGAAGTTTAGTCACACTTTTAGTGGTCATTACCATCACAAATCTTCTAGTGATGATATCTATTATTTGGGCAATCCGTACGAGCTTACTTGGCAAGATTATAATGATCCTCGGGGTTTTCATTTGTTTGATTTGGATACTCACCAACTTGAATTCATAGAAAATCCAAACAAGATGTTTCATCGTATCATTTATGATGACAAAGAACAATCAATCAAAGAGATTGATGGCAAAGATTTAAAACCATATACGAATACCTATGTTAAAGTGGTTGTAATAAACAAAAATAATCCGTATTTGTTTGACAAATTCATGAATAATCTGTATAATGTAAACCCAGCAGACATTACAATTGCTGAAGATTTTACAGAATTAGAAGATGGTGATGAGGTGATTGATGAAGCAGAAGATACACTCACCATATTAAACAAGTATGTTGATGGCATTACGGAAGAAAGTATTGACAACGACCGGTTAAAAACATTATTGAAAGAACTCTACGTAGAGGCATTGAATACTGAACAAGCATGATAGTGTAAAAACTTATTTGTATAAATAAATTATTATACTTAATAAGGAATTAACATGAAAACTTGTAATAAATGCAAATTAGATAAAAATTTATCCGAATTTTATAAAGCCAAAACTAATAAAAATGGAAGCATATGTTATCAGAGTCATTGTAAAAGTTGTAACAACAATGATAGTTTAAACCGAATACGGAATATGTCTCCAGAAGAAAGAAAATTACATTATAAAAATAATAGAATTCGTTTGGGTAAAGAATATTTTAAAACATATAAATTGAAAAACAATTATGGTATTAGTTTACAGGAATATAATTCCATGTATGAGAAACAAAATGGAAAATGTTATATTTGTGATAGAGTGATTGAAGGACGTGATGTCAAAGTTGACCATAATCATAAAACTGGAAAAGTCAGAAAATTATTGTGTCACAATTGTAACACCTCATTAGGATTATTGAATGAAGATGAAAACTTATTTCGTAAATGTGAATTGTATTTGAAAGAACATAATGATATTATTTCAAAAAATTCGCTGGCGTAATTTTTTAAGTACCGGTGCTCACTTCACTGAGATTGATTTTACCAAGTCTAATAATACATTGATTATTGGCCACAATGGCGCAGGTAAGTCCACAATTTTGGATGCATTGTGTTTCGGATTATTTGGTAAACCTTTTCGTAAGATAAACAAACCACAGTTATTAAATTCCGTCAACGGCAAAGAAGCTGTTGTTGAGGTACAATTTAACATTGGCCAAAAGAAATACAAGGTCATACGTGGTATTAAACCAAATGTATTTGAAATTTATCTGAACGATGTATTGCTGAACCAAGATGCAGCTGCGAAAGACTATCAAGAGATACTAGAGAATAATATTCTCAAATTAAATTACAAGTCTTTTACGCAGGTTGTTATTCTTGGTTCAGCATCTTTTGTTCCGTTCATGCAATTATCGGCATCTGACCGTAGAGCAATCATTGAAGACCTATTGGACATACAAATCTTTTCTTCAATGAACAATGTTATTAAAGAGAAGAATTCTGCCATTAAGGAAGAATTGAATAAAGCCAAATATGCAATTTCTCTTACCGAAGAAAAGATAACTCTACAAAAACAAAATATCGAGGAACACAAAAAGAACCATGATGCGGATATCAAACGCAAATTCGAAGAAATTGAAAAGTCAAAGCAACAAATGTCAACATTGCAAAATGATATTGTTTTGATTAACAAACACATTACAGTATTACAAAATAAGGTTGGTGATAAGAAAGATAAACTGGATAAAAAATCTAAGAGTCTATTTCAAATCAAAGGTAAAGTACAAACTAATATTGACCGAAATCAAAAAGAGATTGACTTCTATGAAACCAACCACGACTGTCCAACATGTAAACAATCAATTACACCTGAGTGGAAAGATTCTCAGGTACAAGAAAAATCGGAGAAAATTACTACACAAAAAACTGGACTGGTTGAGATTGAACATGAGTTAAACAAAGTAACTACTGAAATAAAATCAATAACTGATATCATTTCACATATCAGTTCTCACAGCGGCGAAGTTATTAAACACACATCCACAATATCAGCAATAAGCAACTACATTTCTAAGTTGAATAATGAGATTGATGAATTGACCAAGAAGCAAACAAGTACAGGAGGTAGTGACCAAAAGCTAACCGAATTGAATGATGCCTTGGACGAATATAAAAAGGGTTATGAAAATAGTCTGAATGAAAAACATTACCATGAATTTGCAGGTACTTTATTGAAAGATGGCGGCATTAAGACACGTATCATTAAACAGTATTTACCAATAATGAATAAGTTGATTAACAAGTACCTGAAGGCAATGGACTTTTTTGTCAACTTCAACATCAATGAAAACTTTGAAGAAACAATTAAGAGTAGACACCGTGACGACTTCTCTTATGCCAATTTTTCGGAAGGTGAAAAGATGCGTATTGATTTGGCATTATTATTTACTTGGCGCCAGATTGCCAAACTAAAGAATAGTACCAATACAAATTTGTTGATACTTGATGAAGTGTTTGATTCCAGCCTAGACACTGTAGGCACTGAAGAATTTCTGAAGTTGATACATGAGATGGGTGCAGATACAAATGTATTTGTTATTTCACACAAGGGTGACCAACTGTTCGATAAGTTCCGTTCGGTTATTAAATTTGAAAAGAAAAATAATTTTTCAAGGATTGCAAAATGAGTACAGAAAATATTGTCTTATATGACACAGAAGAAGCGGCCAAAGTAAAACCTACGGCATCACCAGTCGAAACATTTGATTTGGTGCCGCCAGATCATTCAGCTCTTTACAAGGTCTTACCTGAGTTTGATTTTGAAAATGCACCAATCAACGCAAATAGTTTTGCATCCGCTTTGGTAGAAACCTGTAAAAAACATAATGGCATCGGACTTTCCGCTAATCAATGCGGATTTGAATATCGTGTTTTTGTCATGGGTGCAGGTGAAGAATATGTAGCATACTTTAATCCAAAAGTACTTTCAACGAGGGGTGAAAAACATATGGAAGAAGGATGCCTTTCATTTCCTTTCCTAAATCTCAACATTACCAGACCTGAACAAGTTGAAATTGAGTACCAAGATTTCACAGGTGTGAAACATACCAAAACATTTACTGGTATATCTGCAAGATGTTTTCTACATGAGCTTGACCATATGAACGGGATAGTGTATACTAGCCGTGTAAAACCACTTGCATTGCAATTTGGCTTGAAAAGATTAGATAAAATTAGACGCAAGTATTTTAATCCTAAAAAAATGAATAAACTTATAAAGAAAAGTTGATGGCTACACCTATAGATTATGTTGATTCTCAGTGGGAGAAATGGCAGGTACTAAATGAACCTGAACGTTTTGAACATATTGATACTGAGCAGTTGAAAGAGATATTAATTAAAGACCTTACATACGCATCACAAATGGATGTGCGAGAATATACGTTATATCAAAAATGGTTGGAAGTACATGAGAAATATCCAACTAGAACCATAAGTACACTTTTTGAAGAAGAAGTTCAACTGGTGGATGTTACTCAAAAGAAGTTGGTTGAAAAAGTTAAAAAGAACTTTTGGATGCCAGAAGGTCCAGATGACTACGCAAACTTAAAGCCAAAATTGGTCTTGTCTAATGGACCTTTAGCTGAAACATGGAATACAGTTCGTACCTTTTCATCAACAATGAAGAATAACTCCAATATTGGACGCAATCTTTATTACACCGTGGTTGATGAAAACACGGATAAGTATCTTGGTGTTATGTGTATATCATCAGATTTCTTGGATTTGACTCCAAGAGATTCTGCAATTGGTTGGCCTAGAGATGTTAAGACACAACAAGGTATGATTAATCATACTGCAATTGGTTCTACAATTGTTCCGTTACAACCACTTGGATTTAATTACATGGGTGGTAAATTGCTTGCATTATTGTGTCTTGCTGACACAGTACAAAATGATTGGAAAAGACAATATGGAGATGTTCTTGTTGGAGTTACAACTACTTCCCTTTATGGTAACACTAAGTCCGGTGGCCTATCTCAGTATGATGGTCTTGAACACTGGAACAAAATGGGGTTCTCTAGTGGTTCGGTTGCTTTTGAACCATCAAGAAAAACTAGGGCGTTAATTTATGATTGGGTAAAAGAAAATTATACACGTAAGTATTTTGAATGGTGGGAAGCCAAAAATCTAAAAGGACTTCCACTTAAACGTGACCATAAAAATCGTACACTAAACTTTGCGTATGGTAAGTTGGGCATTCCAAAAGAACTTATTCGTACCGAACACCAGAGGGGAATTTACTTCTCTCCTTTGTACAACAACACCAATGAATATCTTAGGAAAGAAATTGGTGATGAACAACTGGTCAAATCATTTGATACCAGTGAAGAAACCTTGACGCAAATTTGGAAAACCAAATATGCCAAAGGTCGCATATCAATGTTGAAGAAAAAGAATAATGTATCTTATGAATCATTGTTCTATGATGACTTGATATATCTTTCTTGGGAAGAAACCAAGACTAAGTATCTACCACAAGTTGGTAGATAAAAAAGTATACCGCAAATATACTTGACACACACACTAAGTAATAGTATAATGTGAATACTTGTGAGAACAAGCTTTTTGTTAATTAACTTTGTCATTAGGAGATTATTATGACTACCAAACTTTCTGCAAAAGAAAAAATCCTTAACTACTTGAGCAAGACAGACGGTTATAACACCCTGTCAGTTGCACAAGCTCGTGCTCGTTTTGGCATCCAAAACGTTTCTGCTCGTGTAGAAGAACTTCGTAAAGAAGGTCACGTTATCTACACAAACACCAAATCCCGTGGTGATGGTAGCAAAGTTTCTGTTTACCGTATGGGCAAACCAACCAAATCTATGGTTCGTACTGCTATTAATGCAGGTTATAGCTTCGGCGCTTAATCCGTAAATGATGGGGAGACCACTAAATGTGGTACTCCCCTTTTTTTATTTTTGGAGAGAAAATGGAAATTTCAATTAAAAAAGAAGAACTATCAAAGAAAAGTATTTTCGTTGCAACACCAATGTATGGTGGTATGAATCATGGGCTCTATGCCAAAGCCTGTCTAGATTTACAAGCCATCTGTATGCAGTATGGTGTACAAGTGAAATTTTCATTTCTTTTCAATGAATCTTTAATTACCCGTGCTAGAAATTATCTTGTTGATGAATTCTTGCATCGTTCAGATTGTACTCACATGTTGTTTATTGATGCTGACGTACACTTTAATCCACAAGATGTTATCGCTTTGTTAGCACTAGATAAAGATGTTATTGGTGGTCCTTATCCTAAGAAAGCTATCAAATGGTCTTCTGTAAAGAAAGCCTTAATTAAGAATCCAGATATGGAAGCAAGTACTTTAGAAAAAGTTACTGGTGATTATGTTTTCAATCCAGTACGTGGTACAGACAAATTTAGTGTTTCTGAACCGCTTGAGGTACTAGAAATTGGTACTGGTTTTATGATGGTTAAACGTGAAGTGTTTCCTAAATTTGCAGAAGCATTTCCTCACCTGCGCTACAAACCTGACCACGTTGGCCAAGCACACTTTGATGGCACTCGTTATATCCACGCATACTTTGATACATTGATTGACACTATAGACTCTCCAACAGGTGGTGGTTCAGACCGTTATTTGTCAGAGGACTACATGTTCTGTCAACTATGGCGTAAAATTGGTGGTTCTATTTGGTTATGTCCTTGGATGCGAGCAGACCACATTGGTACCTATCACTTTAGAGGTGATATGCCAGCTGTTGCGAATTATGTTGGAGAAATGTAATGATTGTTGGTTTACTTGGATTCATTGGTTCAGGTAAAGGTACTGCCGGCGATATTCTTAAAGACCTTGGCTTTACTCCTGTGAGTTTTGCTAAAGGTGTTAAGGATGTTGCTGCGGAAATGTTTGGTTGGCCACGACATTTGTTGGAAGGTGACACAGAACAATCTAGACAATGGCGGGAAAAACCAGACAAGTTTTGGACAGAAGAATTTCGGCGTGAGTTTACACCAAGACTAGCGTTGCAACTAATGGGCACAGAAGTTGGTCGTGATGTTTTTCACCAAGATTTTTGGGTAATTAAACTCAAAAATTATATGCAAAAAAATCCAAATGAAAACTATGTAATAACTGATGTACGTTTTCAAAATGAAATCGAATTTGTTCATCAACAAAGAGGTATCTTGATTGAGATACAACGTGGAATAACTCCTCACTGGTATGAAATTGCTGTCAAGGCAAACCGAGGAGATCATAAAGCGGAAGAATTTATGTTGCAAAAATCTGGCATACATGAATCTGAATGGCGTTGGATTGGTGGTTTCATTGACCATCGCATAGACAATTCAGGAACATTAGAAGATTTGAAAAATAAAATGATTAAATGCTTGACAACCTCTTATGGTTCAGGTATAATGAGTGAATTGAAACAAGGAGTATCGTAATGAAATTATCTAATGAGACCTTAACGGTTCTTAAAAACTTTGCCAACATTAATCCTGGTATTGAGTTTAAGACTGGTAAGAAATTGACAACTATTTCTGCAACAAAGACTGTACTGGCCAAGGCCGGAGTTAAAGATGAATTCCCACAGGACTTCTGTATCTATGATTTGAACCAGTTTCTATCCGTACAATCATTATATAAAGATGGTGAAATTGATTTTGATGATAAACATGTTATCTTCAAAGTTGGTCGTAAGAAATTAAACTATCGCAAGACAGCAAAGAGTATGATTGTAACTCCACCAGATAAAGAATTGACTTTGCCTTCTGTCGATGTGTCATTCACATTAAAAGAAGAAGAACTTGCTTCTATACTAAAGACAGCAAGCATTCTACAATCACCTAACATTGGCATCATGTCTGATGGTGAAAAGATTTCTATTACAACCTGTGATGCAAAAGATAACTCTGCACATACCGATTCAACAGAAATTGCTGATGGTAATGGTAAGAAGTTTAAAGCTTTGTTTTTGACAGAGAATTTTAAAATGATTTCTGGTTCTTATGAAGTACAAATCTCGTCTAAAGGTTTGTCTTACTTTAAGAACACTAAAGAAGATATGGAATACTGGATCGCCATTGAAGCAAAAGAATCCGATTTAAGTTTTGGAGAATAATATGATATGGATTACAGAAGCAGGATCGAGCAATAAAATTGCAATTAACCCAACATACATTGTGGCAGTATTCACAATTTCTGATGGTGAACAAAAAGGTAAAACAGCAATCAACTTAACCAATGGAAATGTTGTTGTTGAAGAATCTGATTATGATGTTATCGGAATGATAGGTGCAAAATGACTAAGGTGAATACACTATTCGGTTCCTTTGATGATGACGCATTAAAAAAACTCAAAGGTTATGTAGATGAAGCTGTTCTTCACATGCATAAAAATGACTCAAACAATGCTGCAATTAAAGATATCATTGAACTTGCATATGATGAATTGAAGATTCCCAAAAAGATTCTCAAACGCATGGCAAAGACTCAGCACAAGAACTCGTTTCAAACCGAGGTCGCTGAATCTAAAGAGTTTGAAGCGTTGTATGAAAGTATGGTAGAGGTGAAATAATGGGTGAAATAAAAACATGGACAGATAAAACTGAATACATTGCTGTTCTGAAAAAAGAAATTCAGGTTCTAGAATCCAGACATAATCCGGACCAAGGTGGTACCGGACACATTAACACAGCGATTGGTGTTTTGAGAAATAGAGTTGATGAACTTGAACTAGATTCAATGTGGCCTTTTCCAAATGCAACAACTTGAATTTCAATTCTTCTTTCCATTAACGGATCAAATCAAACTAAATTTGAATTTTACTCCGTGTGAACAATGGATTGAAGATTGGAGAAATAAACAATCAGCCAATAGTACTGTTGACTGGACACCACTTCTCATTTCTAATGGTGGTATAGGTGTTGGTTCAATCACATCATCACCAGTAATGAGTTCCTTTGTTTTAAGACCTGAAGTGAAAAATGTTGGTAAGTGGGAAATCACAAATTCTATGTTTGTGTATACATCCACAAAACCAAATGCAGTCGTAAGATTTTTTGCCAAGCTTTTGCTTGGCTTTAAATGGCATGACGAAATTTAATTATATTATGGAGTATTTGAATGTCGCAACACATCTTGTGGGTGGAGAAGTATCGTCCTAAGACCATTGAAGATTGTATTCTTCCTGATGGTATCAAAGCAACATTTCAGGAGTATGTAAACCGCAAAGAGATTCCTAATCTCTTGTTGGCCGGTTCTGCTGGTGTTGGTAAAACTACAATTGCAAAGGCTCTCTGTGAAGAAGTCGGTTGTGATTACATTATGATTAACGGTTCAGACGAATCGGGTATCGATGTTCTACGGAACAAAATCAAAAATTATGCATCATCCATGTCCCTGTCAGGCGGCCGCAAGGTTGTCATCATTGACGAAGCGGACTATCTAAATCCAAATTCAACTCAACCTGCCATGCGTGGTGCGATTGAGGAGTTCTCATCCAACTGTTCGTTCATTTTTACATGTAACTTTAAGAACAGAATCATTGACCCGATTCATTCACGTTGTAGTGTTGTTGACTTTAAAATCAATGGCAGTAAACAAAAGATGGCTGCGGCATTCTTCAAACGTGTTGAATGGATTCTGGAACAAGAAGGTATTACATATGACAAACAAGTGGTTGCTGCCGTAATTACCAAACACTTTCCAGATAATCGCCGTGTTCTTAATGAACTCCAGCGTTATAGTGTTAGTGGCACAATCGACAAAGGTATTCTTGCATCGGTTTCTGATGTGCAATTGAGTGAGTTGGTAACTTCACTTATGAACAAAGACTTTGCTGCTTGCCGTAAATGGGTTACAAACAACCTCGACAATGATATCACCAGAATCTTTAGAAACATCTATGATGGTTTGTATGAGAAATTAAAACCCAATTCTGTTCCACAAATGGTATTAATTTTGGCCAAGTATCAATATCAGTCTGCCTTTGTTGCAGACCACGAAATCAATTTGATTGCTTGCCTCACAGAAATTATGGTTGAATGTGAATTCAAATGAGTCCGTTCGACTATGCCGATTACATCCTGAGAAAGAAGGTGCCAGATGGTGAATTGGATTTCAAAGATTATGCACCTTTCCTAATCAATAGGTCTTTATCCAACCACTTAGATTGTGTCTTGTATGTCAATGACATGAACTTGTGGCCAGGAATCGATAAAGACATGCAATACCAGTATCTTCTAAATAGTATCAGGCCTATGAAACGAAAGTTCGTTCCATGGCAAAAGGCCGATTCTGAGAAGGATATTGAGTGTGTGAAGACCTACTTTGGGTATTCAAACTCCAAGGCTAAAGAAGCCCTACGTATCCTCACCGATGAACAAATCGCTGATATAAAAACAAAAATAGATACAGGCGGAGTGAAGAATAATGATAGACATTAAAGATTTAGTTGAAGTGACATTGGATGACAAAGATGATTTTCTAAAGGTACGTGAGACACTGACCCGTATTGGTGTTGCCTCCAAGAAAGACCAAACATTATACCAATCTTGCCATATACTCCACAAACGTGGCCAATATTACGTGGTACATTTCAAAGAATTATTTGCCTTAGATGGCAAACCAACCGACATTTCCGAAAACGATTTATCACGTAGGAATGCGATTGCAAACCTATTGGAAGATTGGGGCTTGGTAAAGTTGGTCAACAAAAAGCAAACCGAGGTGCCCGAACCAATTTTCTTGTCGCAGATTAAAATATTGTCACACAAGGAAAAGAATGAATGGCAATTAACTCCAAAATATAATATTGGTAAAAAACCGAATAGTGGTTGACAACTGATATAAATATTGTTATAATAGTCCCATCGGGATGGGAAAAGTCAAAGGTGGAACCTGGTCCTACCGAGACTTAATACTCCAGGAAAAAAGGTGCTCTACCTACCTTAGGAGCGTTTAAAGCGGTCACAACGATAAGGTGACACTGGATCCCGTAACCAGTACCTCAACCGATACGCCTTCGGGGTATCAATTTTTTAATCTCGCTTTTAGGAGAAAACTATGACAAATCTTATGAAAGATTTTTTCGGCGCCGAATTCGGCCGCATCCAACCATTCACAGTAGGTTTTGGTGACACATTAGAACTTATGCGTGAAGCAGCAACGATAGCTGCTAAATCCGTATCGTATCCTCCATACAACATCAAACAAGTAACAGAAAACAAGTACGTCATTGAAATGGCTGTTGCTGGTTTTTCCAAGTCTGATATTGAAATGACTTTGGAAGGAAATAAACTTGTAATCAAATCTGCAGCAAAAGATGAAGATAACGGTGATTACCTATACCGAGGTATTGCCAACCGTGCATTTGAACGTACTTTTACTCTTGCAGATAAAGTAGAAATTAAAGATGCGGAAATGATTAATGGTATGTTAAAAGTTTGGCTAGAAAACATGGTCAAAGTACAAGACGCCGTTAAGAAAATCACCATCAAAGAAAAAGAAGAAAAATGATTCAAAAAATAATTACCTCTTTACTAAAATGTATTAGAGGTGATTATGGTAGTCAACTAGAATCATATATCACTTCTAAAAATCCTCAGAATGAAGGTGACGTAGAACGATTCACCCGTGAATACCATGACCGTATTATTCAAAACAGATACTACTAAGTGGTAAATAAAAAGAGGTTGCTTGACAACCTCTTTCTTTTGATATATAATTAAATCATTATGAAAACTGAAAAAACATTTATCAAAAAAGTGCGTGTTAAAACTACGCATGAAATTTACTACATCTGTACACCAGAAACCAAAGAGATTGATGGTGTTACTTTTGTATACGTTATTAAGAATATTGGCATCAGAGAAACACCAAAATTGATGCGAAAAGATTCATTAGAATATATCAAATAAAAATAAAATACGACCGTGGCCAAATGGTTAAGGCAGCAAACTCATAATTTGTTGATTGCAGGTTCGATTCCTGCCGGTCGTACCACTTTATGTTCGGGATGATGTTCTTCCATGTGGCAATTTTGACAAAGAACAATGCATTTGTCTGCTTCTTCTTTCAATTTTTGCCAGCTTGTATTTGAACATCTACGTAGGTCTATTCCAAATAATTTATCTCTTGTATGGTGAAAACACAATGCGGCTGTATTTTTATTATAACCACACATTTGACAATATTTACCTTTTAGATCCAAAAGTTTGAGTTTATTTTTCATTCCTTTGTCTTTTTGTAAATCATAAGATTTATGTTTAGAATTTATATAAGTATTTCTACATTTTCTACTACAAAATTTTATTTGTTTACCTGAAAGTGTATTGTCGCAAACCGTACATATTGCCATGGTGTTCTCCTTATGTTATACTACTATATATAATTATGAAGAATTTCATAATACTTAAAAACGAATTGTCAATGAAAGGAAATTTATGTCAGTTACAATTAAAAATCTTGAGGCTGCATTGGCTGGTGAAAGTCAAGCACATATCAAATATCGTTACTTTGCTAGAATTGCAATGGAAGAAGGTCATGAAGAAATTGCCAGACACTTCTGGAATACTGCGGACCAAGAACTACAACACGCTTGGGGTCATCTTGAATTGTTGATTGGTAAACCATCAACCAAAGAGTGTCTTGAAATGGCCATTGAAGGCGAAACATATGAATTCACTACAATGTATCCAACATTTAAAGAACAAGCCGCACAAGAAGGACATACAGCAGTTCAAGAGTTCCAAGAACAAATTGAAGAATCAAAAGAACACGCTGAACAATTTGCAGATGTATTGGTTAAAGCAGAAAAACGTTTTGCTGCATTGGCTAAGATTGAGAAACGTCACGCAGAAGCATATCAACAAAAATTGGGAGAACTGTAATGGATCATGTATGCGTAGTTTGTGGCCATGTCCACGATGAAGAAAAAGAAGGCGCATGGGATACATTACCTGATGACTTTACTTGTCCAGAATGTGACTGTGGTAAAGAAGACTACGAGGTCCTGTGAAACAAAAATTTCGTGATGCATATATGAATGTGGCTGAGACATTCGCAGGACTGTCCTCAGCACAAAGACTTCATGTTGGTGCCATTGTAGTCAAAGATGATAGAATCATTTCAATTGGTTACAATGGTATGCCTTCTGGCTGGGACAACAATTGTGAAGATAAAATCTATTGTGATGATGGTGATTGGAAAGAACAACACGTAAATAAAGAATCCAATATTTGGAAAAATTATAAATTAGTGACTAAACCAGAGGTTCTTCATGCTGAAACAAATGCGATTGCCAAGTTGGCTAAATCTACCGAATCTGGTATGGGTGCTACTATGTTTATTACCCATGCTCCATGTTTGGACTGTGCCAAACTTATCTACCAAAGTGGTATTAACCACGTTTTATATCGGAACTCTTATCGGAGTGATGATGGTATCAAGTTTTTGGAAAAAGCGTCCGTTCAAGTGGAAAAAATCTAATCATCTAAATAACTAAGGGTAATGGTGCCCTTAGGAGACCAGGATGATTATTCGTGTGGTTAACTGTCCGGACAAAGATTTTAAGCCCTACGTTGAAAGAGCTGCCCAATTCTACGCCAAGGAATTGATACCCAACACACGAATCAGAAATCATTGTATAACTGAAATTAAGTTTTGTACCAAAATACAAGAGTATGGTTTTGCGAGTATTGAAGATTACAATACAAGAAAACAACCTCGGAAATTTCTAATAGAAATACAT